CTAGATCAATTTTAGAAGAACTAAACAATCTACATGCTAATCGTGATAACGATCAGTTTATAGATACTACTGCCAATAATATTATTGAGTCGGCTATCAATCTATTGAGTAGAATACACAGTATGTATGACGTCGAAACTGCTTCAGAGCTTGAAAGAAGATTCGTTAGTTCAATTAAAGCTGGAGATCCTAAAAAATTTAGACGAAGTATTACAAAGATTATTGAAGGTAAGAAAAATGACAATTCTTAAAGAAGGCGGCAATGTATTTAAAAATGCTGAAGGTCCGTTAACTCAGCGTATTGCTACAGGTGATGTAGATAGTACTGTTGCATTCTTAGAAAAGATTACAGGATACGACTGGCAGTCTGAAAAGGACGATGACGAAAGACCAGCAGCCTATTTAGGTACAACTGGACGCAAGTCAAATCCAGACGGCACATTTGAAAAGAACAGTTCAGGCGACTTAGATCTTAACACAGATCTAAACAAAGTAAGCAAGCAAGATATCATTGCCAAACTCAGTGCTTGGTTAAAAAGTCAAGGTGTACCAGAATCAGAATGGATGAATCAGGGCACAAAGAAAACCGACGGCTACATTAGAGACGCAGGCGATCAAGTACACTTCCGTACACCAATTAACGGTTCGGACAAAAACGGATTTGTACAAACAGACTTTATGTTTACAGACAATCCAAAGTTCCAACAAGGCAGCAAGCGTGGCGGTACAGAACAGTACAGCGGAAAAGATAGAATGATGGTACTAGCCAGTGTTGCTAGAGGCCGCGGACTTAAATTTAGTCCAAAATTTGGTGTAGTTGATCCTAACAAAGGCGATGAAGTAGTTGCTAATGATTGGGACGAAATTGCTAAGATCCTACTGGGAAATACAGCAACAGAAAAGGATACACGTACAGTTGAAAGTATCCTAGCAGTTATTAAAAGATTACCAGAGTACGAAGATCTAATTGGTCCAGCAAGAGACAGCCTTGCTAAAGATGGAAAAGAACTTCCAAGTGCTAATGAATCTACAGTTGAATCATTAGAAGATAAACAACTGGCAAGAATCAAAGCATTAACAGGTTCGCTGTTGAATAGTAGCGTAATGGTCTCAGGAGCATTCAACAGATGAAATACCGTGATATTAAATTAGTTGAAAGCAAGCTAGCTTTGCAAGAAGCAGAAGCACGTATTCAACACGCAGAAGATGTTATCTTTTGGGAAGGCAGTGCGGGCGCATTGCGAGTACTAGAGAGCTTGCGTAAGCTAGCTGATGGAGGACATAAAGATGTTACTATTAAGTGGGATGGTAGCCCTGCTATCATATTTGGCCGCGATGAAAATGGCGAGTTTATCCTTACAGACAAAAGCGGTTTTGGCGCAACAGGATACGACGGCAAATCAAAGAGTGCCGACGACTTAGAACAAATGTTCTTAAATCGAAGCGGCGGAAAGAACAGAGAGAATCCAAAATATGTTGCGTTTGCTGCTAATATGAAAGCAATCTTTCCGTTGTTTGAAGCAGCAGTACCAGAAGACTACAGGGGGCTGTTTAAAGGCGATTTGCTTTACTACAATACTCCGCCAGTTAAAGAAAAGAACTATGTGTTCAAGCCAAACATCGTTGAGTATGCTGTAGATGTTAATAGTGATCTAGGCAAGCGAATTGGAAAATCAAAGACAGGCGTTGTTATTCATAGACAAGTAGCATCAGATGGAACCGAAAGCCCTTTACAAGATGCAGACATATTCCAAGGTAATGATGTATTAGTTGTACCACCTGTTACTACAGCTTCGGCTCCTGAAGTACCAAATGATGTATTAGACAGAGTAGAACAAGTTGTTAAGAAAGACGCAGCAGGTATTGATCAGCTGTTAAATAAAAATACGTTACAACAACAGCAGATGAGTGACTTTGCTAAAATACTATATACATACACTAATAGTAAAGTAGACACAGGTCTTACTAACATAGGTGGCGACTTTGCTAAATGGTTAAGTACATCTAAGGTAAGCGACAAGAAAAAAATTAAGATCTTAGATTATATCAAAGCAAATCAAGCAGGCTGGAACGCTCTATGGGAAACTGTAAGTACTCTAATGAACGCTAAAGATCAAATTATCGCAAGCATCGATGCTCAAGGCGGAGATGTAAAACAAAGCATAGGCGGACAAGCAGGCGGTGAAGGCTATGTACTAGCACACCCGGGCGGCGATATTAAACTTGTGCCTCGCTCTACATTCTCAGCAGCTAACCGCGCTGCTACAAGATAAGGAAACTAAAATGAAAATTAATGAAGTAACAGCACCAGTTGCTGAAGTTGAAATGACAGCACAGCAACGTCAATTGTCAGAAATTGGCCGCACACTAATGGACATGGCAATTAGCAACAAAGACGACGAAGAGTCAAACAGCATGAGCAAGCTAGGCGACACTTTAACGCAGTTTGGCGCAGCATTTGGTCCTAAAAACTTGCAAGATGTAGTTAAGAAAACTGGACTAGATCCAAAGACAATTCAAGGATTGCTACACAAGGCACAAGCACAATTAAAGTCAGCAGGGCCTGTACGCAAAGGTGCTGATGTTCCAGACGAAGAGCCAGAAGAATATTAATAATGACTGACAAGTATACAGCGGCAGAATGGGCAGCAATGGAAGGCGGGCATGATATAACGCCTGCTGAATCTAAATTCTCATTCCTGCAGGAATTACATGAGTCACGCATGACCAAAGATAATGGTAACTCACAGAAGTTAACATATACTGATTGCGGCGAAAGAATGTATTTAACGCTGTTGGCTTTGGAAACTATGAGACAGTTTCCAGACTTTAAAAGTTATGTAGAACGATACGCAAAGAAAACTTCAGGGTTTGAAACATTCAAGTACTATCGAATTATGGGCACTGACTTGTACAACTTCATTTACTTTTTAGTAGGTGATGCAGGAGCACAAGCAAAACTCAAAGATCCAGAAGCAGCAGCATTGTTAAAACAAAAAACTAATTTGCCTACAGCAGATATTAATAGATACATTAGAAGTTTAGCAAACGGCACTGAGCCTACATCAGTTTCGAGTATGTTTCTTAGAATAGAATCAGCAATTAATGTAACCAACGCTGACTATAAAGCAGTACGTAGAGCAGTAATGGACTGGGCTAAACAAAACAGACAAGACAAGCGATTGATTGCTACCCGTCTTATATTTGCAGTCCGTGCCAAACTACGCAGTTCAGACATCATTGAAGACTTTGAGAAATGGGCTGCTATCAAGAACATGGAAACAGCAAGTGTTGTTGATCCAGAACCTACAGTATCTGTTCCGGACATTAACACACGCCGTGAAAACTTATCACTGTATAGATATCTAGTAGGCGACAAGAATTTAGCATTAACTAAAAAGTTCTTAGATCAAACTAAGAACGGCAATGCAGCAAGCTCAAACATGTTGGCAGCATACAAGCCAGCAGTTGAACTCCTTGATGATATTGTACAAGCAGGACCTGCATATGTACAACAGCTAAGAGCATTACATAATAGAGCAAAAAAAGGTCGATAACGTTATTATTTGTCTGTAGATGATAAATAATAATACACAAGTTAGAAGAGAATCTAACTTGCCATTAGATCATAGGAGAATATAAAATGGCAACAGTAACAAACACAAACGCAGCAGTTCGCGCAAAGAACGGCCTAGGCTCAGTAACACGTATTTGCACAATCTCAAATACAGGTCAAACTCAAGCAGAGCTAGACTCAGCAATTCAAGCACTAACAACTGGTGTAACAGTAGATGACGTATTTTACCCTGGCGCAACAGTCGCTGGCGTAACTGCACTTGCAGACGACGTATACGTTGCACTACAAGGTGGCGTTGCTCCAGAAGGAACAGCAGGTTCATACACTACTGCTACTACTGTAACAGTTATCGCAACTTTCGAATAATCCTAACTACCTTAGGAACCGTGCTGTAATGGCACACTGGGCTCACTTTTAAGTGGGCCCTTTTTTTATGACTGTAAATACAGTATGAGATTTAAATTACACACGCTTGTTGACATTACCGAAACTAACGCTCGTCGTGGTGACGAAGTGTTTAGTGTACGTCAACAACAGAATTTCTTGACTGTATTACAAACAATCGGGCTTAGAGTCAATCCAAGTTATACTAGATCTCCAGTTACATCAGAAGCAATACCTAAATCACTTAATCTAGGAACTGAGTATAAAGGCAAGCATACTATATGGACTTTCGAATTTGATATTGAATACGAAGATGCAATAAATGTTGACATGATGATAACAGACTTCGAACATGTACCTGTTATAACTAATCTAAAAGAAACTGCCCAGTTTGAAACAGCTTCATTCATTACCCGATCTCCTACTATAAACAATATATTTTTTGAACTAACAGATAAATAATACTGTAGCTTAAAAACTACCAGGCACATCTTAAAATATACCCAAAGGCTAACGCAAGAGTTTACTTACTTACGGAGAATAAGATGGCCAACGCCACTACTGAATTAGAAAAAACGAATCTAGAAGCACACGTTGATTTATG